GTCGTAACATACCGTTACTTCATTATTGAACCTATCACCCTTAAGATGATCCTTAGACTGTAAACAAATATTACACCTACGCCTCATCTTCGTTCTCCTTACCGATTCGTAATGCTATAGCTGCTAGGTCTTGCTGTATCTTATCAAACATATGCCAGGGCTGATTCTTTCCCCACAGGTCGAACTTCTGCTTTAGATGTATTTTAATATCTGTAATATCACACATTATCTGGTAAATTTCATCTTCGTCAATCATTCTTAACCATCCAGTTTGTATGTACCGTCTTCCCTACGTTCTAAGGTCCATATGTATTCAGGATCAGTCCAGTACTCAGCGTCATTTGTTTTGAGAAGTGCTAGTACATCTATTCTTATTACTTCTGCTACTGTTTCCCAACTTACTTCTAAACCCTGTTTAGGAAGAGAGTAAGAAGAGTGGGGATGTTTGAGGAGGGTAAAGGTAAGAGACCACTTAGATCTCTTATTCTTACCATAGCCTGTATCCCATTCTGATTCAAATTCTTCCGGTATGGTTGCGTTTACAAACAAACATGCCTCTCCAGGTTGTAGCTGTCTAAACCTGGGCATAGCTCCTAATGAAATTCTCTTATCTTTCAAGCTCATCAATTAAGATATGGGGATTTTGCTATATAAAATTTAGGACCTACTCAATTTATAACCCCTACTCATATATGAGTATAATGCCAGTGGGACTCTACACTAGGAAAGGTAAAAATGGAAGAACGATGTATTTTAGGAATGGCAAGCTCATCAGCAAGGCATCGTATAGTACCTCACGCAAACGTAAAAGTTCAACCAGGAAAGGTCAGGTTCGTAAAACCTCTCGCCGAGCCTACACTAGAAAGAGATCCACTGGCAATCCAAGGAGAAAATATATGAAAGCAATCCCTCATCCGTCGGTTACTGGTATGGCTAGCGGACTCGCAATAGCCGCATACCTTAATGCAGGAAAGTCCGTAACTGGCTCTTTTGGTAAAACTTCTATTGTAGAAGGAGTTATCAAAGACGTTACTGACGGTCAATTAGGAACTGCATTCAGTACCCTTTCAAGTAATGCGGTGGATATGATCGGTACCGATGATGGAAGAAAAACATTAGTTACTGCTTCTCTTGTTGCAATGCTTGGAGCATTCGCACGAAAGCAGTTTCCACAACTAAAACTAGGAGGAAGTAAACTTTACTTCAGGATATAAAATGGTAACAACTATACAGAGATCGTTTGATAGCACGCCGGTGGATAAGGAATACTTTTCCTTGACGGATAACATGAATTCTTCTTCGCTGGGGAATATTCAGGTACCCCAAAATTCGCAGAGGATATCCAGGGTAGATTGTGCCTTTGATACTACGAATGCAAAAGGATACCAGGTTGTCTGTCGTTTGCTAGGCAGTAACATGAGTGAGCAAAATTTCACTATAATGGGAGTAGCTGGAGATACTGCGGATGCTGGAGCATGCGTAGGTTTTCAGTCTATACCTGTCGCATTTCCTTTAGCTGGGGTTAATAATATAGATTTACAAATTGCGGTACAATTCGCAAGTGGTGGTTCGGCTTCAGCTTCGTCTGGATCTGTAACACTTTATTTCGAATGAGTTCAATTGAAATAGGGAGCTGCTGTTTTGGCACTAGGCTTACAGCTCGTGCCAGGACTTGAATGGCTAGAAAGCAGATAGCAACGTTTCTAGGCCCCCAGTTAGGTATTTCCTACACTGGGAATCATGCTTATGCATATTCAGGCTTATTGGATAGTGGGGCTTCAGATGCTGAAGTTACCTTCCTATCTTTCCAGACAGGGAAGGAATATATTGTAGGAAAGTTTCAGTTCTTTTATGCTACTGATAGCGTTCAAGGATCTGATATAATCTACAGAATCAAACTTAATGATAATATCATAAGTCAATACCTGGATATAGAAGACATTCGTATGGCTGGAGATCCGCATCAACCTATCCCGATCGTTATTCCCCCACTTACCAAGGTAACGGTAACCATTGCGTCTATAGCCGGAGCGCAACAACAAGCCGCCATGTTTACTGGCAGAGTCTATGATGTATGACCCTAGCCGCATCTAAATCAGTCTCCAGAGCCAAGGGTGGTAATATCTATGGCTGGAGTGGGTCCAAGGCTCTCAGTGCATCAGCTGTCACACTTCTGGATTATACGAACCCTTCAGCATTTTATTTAACCAGGATAACTTTGGGTGTGGACTGGTCAGGGATCAGTGCAACCGAATTTATTTCGTACACGATCAATGTGGACGGTGTGGCCTTATTTGTTGAAAAAACAATTATCACAGCTGACAACCTGGGTACACAGCCCAAAATGTTTGAATTCATGATCCCTCCGAATTCAACTGTTAAAGTTCAGGCACTCCAGAGTGACAACAACGGATTCATTACGTGCATCTTAACGGGGTATAGGGTATGAAGAAAGAAACCAGTTTTGAGGAGCTGATGAAAAATATTGATTATACCAGGTGGCTCCAGGCGTTGATTCCAGTAATGCAACCAATTATAATTTTTGGGGCTTGGTTAGGTTTCTCGATGTTTGATAAAAAAGCAAGTGCAGTGTCTAAGTTAATTGCAATTTGCGAACCGATCCCCACAATAGATCTGAATGTACCAAGGCCAGTTGTCCTGGCATCGCTTTATCATTCAACTGATGAGGCCTTGAAGATTTTAGAGGATGTTATAGAATATTTTAAGGATTTCGAAATACCAACAGCAGAAGATATTATAGACGAAATTAAAGACGAAATTAAAGACCCAATAGTAGAAGCAGTAGAAGAGGTATTACCAGATAGTCCTGCTTTCAAACAGGCACTTGCTGATTGTGTAATAAAAGCAGAAAAGGATCTTGGAATAGCTTACTGGCTACTCGGTCCAGTAACTGTTCAACTCTGCATGTTACGAAAAGGTTTCTCAATATCACTAAAATATATCAAGGATAAAGTATTTTGAGTGATGAACAATTTTTTGTCGTATGGATCCTTTCGTTTTTTCTCTATTTGGGAATTTATACCTGGCATATTCCGCTTAGGACCCAAAAAAAAATAGAGTCCTGGTTGAGGAGTGATGAATCTGACGAAACTTTGCTAATGTCTCTGGAAGTGATCACTAAAAAAATCAGAGAGCAGATGTTAATTGATTTCGAGGAATTTATGCTCCCTCAAGCGAGAGAGAACTTGCAGAAGTTTTGGGCTGGAGCAATGGGCAATGCGGCGAAAGAATTGAAAGGTTCTGAAGAAGGTTCTAATTTGTCTCTGCTCCATAATATCACTCAGGATTTATCTGGCCAACCATGGTATGTGCAGGCCCTGGCATCTAAAATGTTGCCGATGATCACTGAAGCGGTCAAAACGCAACCAAAACGCACTAGTGACGCAGTACTAGGCATGGGATTGCAAAAATAACGCACTTTAAACGCACTCTGACGCATCAAACTCGCTTTAAATACCCTATCCTACCCCACCTTATTCTCTAGTCCTCATTCTTTCTTTAAACACATTGGGCTGAAGAGCTAGGGTTTGTAAACAATTCCGCTATTTACTATGCTAGTCAGAATCTTTTGACAGTCGTAACATACCGTTACTTCATTATTGAACCTATCACCCTTAAGATGATCCTTAGACTGTAAACAAATATTACACCTACGCCTCATCT